TTTAGAGCCTGAGCGAAAGCCTCACGCAACTTGCAACTGATTAGCGGCAAGACGATCACGGTTCAATTTTTTTGTCCCGTGGCAGTCATGCCGCTACTTTGGTTTAACGACTGCCACAACTCACAGGAGCAGTCGAAATGAAAAGCAGCAAGCAATTGCAAGCAGAGATCGAAGCACTACAGGCCAAAGTATCGGCCATTCAGGCGGTAGCGCAGCAAGACAACCGCGACCTTTTGGCAGACGAGCAAACCGAGATCGATTCGATCGTTGGCGATGACAAGAACCCAGGGCAGATTGCCAATCTTGCCAAAGAGCGAGAAAGAGCTATTCGCATCGAGTCGATGGTATCGAATGCGGCTCGGGATGTTCGCCAAGCTCAAGGGCTTGAGGTTGAAAGCCCGAAAATCCGCATTCCGGCGACAGCAAGAGCGGTCAAGCCTCTGGCGGTGTTCACTGGTCCGGACGGAGAGCAAGAAGCTTTTCGCGTCGGCAAGTTTTTTCAGGCTCATTTCGGCAGCGAGACCGCTAAGCAGTGGTGTAGGGATAACGGCGTACAAAACACACTTCAGACCAATGACCCGACCGGGGCTGGCGTGCTTGTCCCGCCTGAATTTGTGGCGGGCGTCATCCGCTTGGTTTTTGAATACGGCGTGATTCCGCGTTACGCATTCGTGCGAAACATGGTCTCGGACACCTTGACGACTTCTCGGCGATTGACTGGAATGAAAGCCTATCCAGTAGGGGAGGCCAAGGAATTCACCCAGTCCCAAGCGACTTACGGCCCCCTGAATTTGGTGGCTCGCAAGTGGGGTACGCTCACCAAGGTTTCGAGTGAACTTACGGAAGACTCCACGATCGCAATGGCCGAAGAAATCGCAACCGAGGCGGCGTTGGCTCACGCTCTTGCTGCTGACGAGGCTGGCTTTCTTGGGGATGGGACCGGGGCTTATCACGGAGTTACAGGGCTTGCAAATGCGCTCAAGGCCGGGTCTGTTGTAACTGCGGCAGCAGGGCAAAACACGGCGGCGGCAATTACAATCGCGATGTTTGAAAACGCGATCGGAAAGCTACCCGCGTTTCGTGGTATCAGGCCAGTCTGGTTTGTGCATCAGTCGATTTGGGCAACCGTCATGGGTCGCTTGCAAATCGCTGCTGGCGGCAACAACAAGGAGGACCTCGGGCAAGGGCCGGTAACTCAGTTCCTTGGCTACCCGGTAGTATTTTCTGAGGTTCTGCCAAGCACTATCGGAGCGTCGACCAAGTTCGGTTACTTCGGTGATTTGCGAATGGCTTCTACGCTTGGGCTTCGCCGAAACTTTGAGCTAGTCGGCGATGTTTCTCGCTATTTCGAGACTGACGAAATTGGATTCCGCTCAACCATGCGATGGGACTACAACGTCCACGAGCAAGGCGACGCAAGCAAGCCAGGGCCAGTTCTGCAACTGGTTTCGGCGTCTTAATTTATTCAGCAAAAAGAAAGTAGGTGAACTGTGAATCCATTGCATTTTGTAAAGTGCGTTTCGGCGATTAAGCCAGCGGCTATTCTCGATAACGCATCGGCAACGACTGACGTTATCGACTGTCGAGGCTTCGACTTTGCTTTGATTAACGTCCAGCTCGGAGCGACTGACATTGCTCTGACGGCGCTGAAGGTGCAGCAATGTTCAACGAGCGGCGGAACGTATGCCGACATCACCGGGGCGACCTTTGCGGGTGGAACCGGATACAACGGTGCTACACTTGCGCTCCCGAGTGCGACAGACGACGGACAGGTATGCCCATTCATGATCGACATGCGAGGCAAGGAACCGTTCTTAAAGGTTGTTGCTACGTTTGGAGATGGAACGTCTGGCGGTTTTATCGCAGGCGTTGCCGTTTTGGGTTACGGCAAGCTTCCGCCCACTAGCTCCACGGGCATTGCAGACGGCGATGTTTGCTTGGTGCTGTAGTGATAGTCGACTTACTTAAAATGTGGCGAGGCTTTCCTGCTGGACATCGGCTGGAAAGCTTGCAAGACGGCGTAGCGTTGATCTTGATTCAAAGGGGGATAGCACGTGCGATTGATACCGGAGATTGTGACCGGGCCGACAGCCGAGCCGATCACCCTAAGCGAAGCCAAGAAACAACTAGAAATCGCAAGCAGCGACACTAGCCATGATGTTCACATCGCGGCGTTGATTCAGGCAGCAAGGGAGCAATGGGAGCACGACACCGATTCGGCAACGTGCTTTCGGACGCTTCGAGTAAGGATACCGACCTGGGCCGATGGGTTGACCTTGCCGAGATCGCCGATCCACTCGATCACCTCGATTCAATACTTCGACGGTGGCAACACTTTGCAGACATTGCCTTCGTCGATTTATCAACTCCATGTCGATCAGATTCGCGTTGCCTATTTGCAGGTCTTGCCAGGGACTACGGCAAGGTGGGATGCGTGGTCGATCAACTACCAATGCGGCTACTCTAGCGACGGCTCGAAGGTTCCAGCGGTGGCAAAGTCGGCGATGCTTATGTTGATCGCTCACTACTTTGAGAATCGGGACATGTTAATGTCCGAAGCCATGCAAACCATGCGACCTTACGAGTCTTTGGTGCGTCGATTCATGAGGAGTAGTTACCCATGAGCGGACGGCCAAGAGACCTTCGGCTAGGTGCTTTGCGGCATCGGTGCACGATCCAGCAGCCAACAGAGACCCAAGACGCGGCAGGGCAGCCTATCGTCACCTGGGGGCCTTATGTGGTCGATGAGCCTTGCGAATGGCAGCCAACGGGGGGCTTCGAGTCGATGCGTGGCCGTCAACTCGAGGCAGGGACCAGGGCAATATTTCGCGTTCGGTATCGATCCGGCTACACAGCAAAGATGCGGGTTTCCTTCGATGGAGAAACCTACGGAATAACGGCAATCAATCCGGTCGACGGGCTACGAAAGTACATCCTCTTGGTATGCTCGGCGGTGGTATCTTGAGCACGAAAATCGAAATCAATCACGAACTAATCAAGGCGGTATCGGATATTCCGGTATTGCTCCGTAATGGTCCATTGGGTCGATGCCTTGGGGCGTTCGGCAAGCCGATTGCTAGGCAGGCCGGGACGCAAGCAAGATCCTCGAGGGAGTCCGGGTCTCGACTCAAATGGTCGAAGAGATTCAAGAACGCGGCCAACTTCCAAAACGACTCTAAGCAGCATTTTAGCCACAAGGTAGGAAAAAGCGGCGTGGTGGTTTGGATTGGTGCGACCTACCCGAAGGGCAATAAGCAACAGTTCGTCATGCCGTCGAAAAAAGGCGATTCCTACACGCGATACCATTGGGGCAAGCCTGGGCAAACGATCGTAACGACAAGCCGGCGCGGAACGTCCTATACCTACACTCGGGGCCAGTCCAAGAACGCAAAGGCGAACGCCAAAGAGCGGAAGAATCCAACCATCGCCCGATTCCCAGTCCAAGAGCGGGCAACGGTTCGAGCGTTCGACCAAACGCGATCAACCGCCGAGGCTGATTTTTTGGCCCAACTTCAAAAGGAAATCAAGGAGCTACGTCTTGGCTAAAAATCTTAAACTGACCGACAAGGTAACAATCGCATCGAGCGGAACGACCTCCACAGCATTGACGCTACAGGGCACGATCCCGCTCGCTATGCAGATGCCAGCGGCATTTACCGGGACGGCAATCACCTTCCAATGCTCGAACGACGGCAGTGCGTACTATGACCTCTACAACGGCTCGACGCAATACAGCGTGACCGTTGCGGCTAGTCGCTACATCGCACTCAATCCAGATGTATTTGAGGGCGTGCGATTCGTCCGGCTGGTCAGTGGGTCTAGCGAGGGTGCTATTCGGGAAATCTTCCTTATTAGTGGAGAGCGTTAAACCTTGTCGGCAATCGGCGAAGCAATACGAACCAAGCTACTGTCCTATGGGACGGTATCGGCATTGATCGGGCAGCGAATGTATCCCGATGCGATGGTCGAAGGCGCTACGCTTCCGGCGGTTGTCTACTACGTTACCTCGACACAACGGGACCACATGCTAAGCGGCGTGGGCAAGTCGGCTCACGCTCGATTTACGCTCGATTGCTACGCGACGACACGAAGCACATGCAACGCGATCGAAAGAGCTATTCGCGAAACTGGAATCGATTCGTTCCGAGGCGTAGTCAGTGGCTACGCACTCGATGGAGTCGATTTCGATTCGGGCGATGAATACATGCAAGAACCACCTACCGATGGCAACCAAGAGCATCGGTATATCGTTAGTTTCGATCTCTTGGTTCACTATGGAGAGCCTTAACTATGGCAGCGTTGACAGTAGCGAGAACCGGACTCGGAGCGACCATTTCCGGTACTGGTTTGGTGACGACTCAAGTTACTCGGATTGGCAACATCAAGATCGGTGTTGATGTCCTCAACATTTCGCACCTTGGCACGAACGGATTTGAGGAGGATCGACCGGGAGACTTGCGAAAGAACCCTGATTTGGAAGTCGAATTCAATTGGCTCGGCGCGGCCGTTCCGATCACTACCGCGATGGTTCCAGCCAGCGAGCCATACGCGGGTATTTCGGTTACGATCACCTTGCCCGGGGCCGGATCCTATCAAGGGACGGCCTTTGTCAAAGAGGTTGAATTCCCACAGGCCGAGAAGGGCAATATCATGAAGGGCAAGTATGTTCTTCAGTTCGACGGCGCGACCGACATTACTTACACTGTTGCCTAATTAGGAGGCTATTTTGTTCGCACTCAAACAACAATTCGGGACTCGATTCGACGGTTCCGAAGTCAAGCTAAAGCAGTTCCAGATTCTTTTTAATGGTGCTTTGGTGGGCTATTTGCCCTACGGCCAAGTCTCGCAGATTCAACCGCTCTTGCAGTTCCCGCATGATGCCCTGACCGATGAAGCGGTGGCTATGCTTGAACTTGGGGCGGCTGACGGCCAAGGCATCGAGTCGGTTAAGGTCGAAAGGCCCGAACAGCATTCGCGGCAATTCGTCGAGGCAGTTCAAAAAGCACTTGATGAAGAAGGGGAAGACGATGACGAGTAAGCGAGAAGCGTTCCTGGCGATGGCATCCAGGCCTCTGAGGACCAAGGATGTCACCATTGGCGATCAAGTGTTTACTATCCGGGAAATTTCCGAGGCTGACGCTTCGGAAATGGAAATCCGAATGCAAACCAAAGATAGAACATGGGCGGTTGAACGGCATCGGGCCTTGCTGGTTGCCTACAGCCTCATTGACGAGCACGGTCAATTGATTTTGACCGACGACGTTGATTCGAGC